CCTCCAGAATAAACTTCAGAGTATCTAATACATATGCAAATGTCGGATGTCTAGCCAAGAAGTCTTTAACATAATCTGTTAATCTCTCTTTAAACTCTGAAAATCTATTACGAGTTCTTTGCCAAAAAGAAGTTGTCTTTGAGAACCATCTACCAATGAAATGTTTATTTTCATCTTCTATGTGTTTTGAACTCAATACACAAGCTCCTGAACAGTATCTATCCTGGTAGTCGTCAATAGAAACCTTTATCTGGTCTAGTATTTCGGTCTTTTCTCGCATATAACTCTCATAGGTATATCCTTGGTAGACTTTGTCTGGATTCTCAGTTTGCCATATGTACTCATACTCCCTTCTCATTTGCAGAGACATAATAGTAATATTGTGTCCAGCAGTTCCAATGAGACCACCAGTCAAAACGTCATTTCTGTCTTGCATAGCTTCAACTTGCTCATCTTCCCAATCTAAGGGGTCCAGTATCTTAAATCCTGGCATATTCACTATTTCGCGTACCATATGATCTCTAAAGCGTCTTAGTCTATTTAGCCATGTTCTTGGTTGGTACCATCTTTCTCGCGATGCTGGATCTCCTGGTGGAGGAGGAATTTCTTCTTGGACATTTCGAGTGTTTGATGGTCTAGGGATTTCTGCTGTTTCAGGAATTTCCTCTTGGGCATCTTGTTCATCCCTAAGCTCATCTTCTGGTATGGGAGCATCGTCACTTTCTTCATCAGATGAAGATTCATCATCGGTGTTGATTTGAGCTCTCCCACCATCTATAGCATCATCATAAACATTTATATGATCAAACGTAGATGGTCCAGTCTCAAATTTAATATCAGAGTTGCCAGAAAACATGTCAGTGGCCTCCTCGAATTGTATACGAGATACAATATAACGAGATGCCAGTAAATCCAAAAATGGCGTCATTGTCATTGGTCGATCTGCTTCTGTCAACCTGATGTTAAATTGAGCTCTAGCTCTGTCATTTGCGGTAACATGAAATCGCATTTTCTCAAACCTACTTGCTGTGACAGGCATCGTTTCATCAATTGTCACTTTAGCGATTATGTTGAAGCGAGATGTGAAGGCAGCAGTTGATGTCATCAGAGTGTCCATTCCAGCACCAACATAGTTGTTTGATGTTGCGAATAGCATATCTGATGAAAAATACACCTGGCCTTTCAAATCGCAGTTAGCCATATTCAATGGGAATGGTGCAGAATTTATCAATCCGAAAACTTTTGCAATTTCTTGCAAATAACTTTCAGGATGTCTAATCTGTCCAAGATCATCCAATACGCAAACTCGTTGATTGCTATACCCCTCCCAGTAATCACTATTAGCTGTCGGCGTGAAAATTTCTGTTGATGGATCAAAATGATGTCCTCCTTCGTCTTTTTTGTATATGCGTTCATACATCTTTTGAGCGATTCCTGGTATGGCGGTAGTTTTTCCTGTCGCTGGTTCTCCATACAAATAAATTGCAAATGGAGGCCTCCGGTATTGTCCTGAAAACATATACGGTGCAATACTACGTAATTTGGTAGATATTTCTCTGTGGAAGGATTGCATCGATTGGTATATCCTCGGTGGAACAGAACTTTTAGCACTGTCTTTGATCAGCTTAATTCCTAAACTGTATACTCGCGTCAATTCTGCCACCAGCCCATCTTCACCAAGATTATGCTGTTTCGTAAATTTACCCAATAGGGTTTCTGCTTCTTGCATGTATTCTTGGTAAGGTCTGAGTAGTGCAGCGTCACCATCCTCTACAAAGAATGAAACAAGTTTGTGGAAGATTTTCATCAACCAATCTGAAATTGTATTCATTCCTCGGAGAATTTTTGCGACGGAGTCTACCCGTGTGGCTGTTGCTTTCAGGTTGAAGTCATTTCCAAAGAAAACACTGGAAATAGCCTTGGTGAAGTATGCAAAAATATTTGCTTCTTCTTCTGAGACATTGTTAGCTTGTGCTTTTCCTCCGTCAACTTGATCTTTACGTACTTTATGCTCTGTAGTAACTTGCTTCGAGAAAAAAG